CATCTAAAACATTCATGTGGTAGGATATACCTAAGTGGGTAAAGAGGCGCCTTGTAGGAGCTTGTAGACGCCTCTGGTGAGGGATTAGTTAAAGTACGGGATCTTACCAAGTCTAACTTGACCACCAATGAACTTTAATTCGTTAGTGATAGATGCTCCAACTGGGTTAAGAATGCGTTCAATCTGTTGTATCTTTTTAACAGCAGACGGTGCTTGTTCAATAGCTTTACTAACTGCACCAGATTGTACAGCAGCTGCAGCTCCACCAGTTACAGCAGATACAGCACCTAAAGCAGGTGAAGCTGGAGTAGGTACCATAGCAACAAGACCAGTAGCACCAGACACTGCTTGAAGACCACTACCAAACTGTTGCATAGGTGTTTGCTGTTGATTCATATACCCTTGTACACCAGCTTGTACATCACCTACATCAAAGATAGCTCCAGCAACAGGTAATGCTCCAAGTGCAGCACCTAGTTTTACATTACCACCACTAAATTTAAATTTTTGTCCAACAGCTTCAGCCATTTCACTTTGCTGAAGAGCAGCCCTAACGTCACGAGTAGTTTTAGGAGCTTCTTGACTACCAATATCTTTAAGGATAATATCAACTCTTCGTTGATCTGTAGGTAGTGGTAGTTGATTAAAATCAGCAAAAAGGGCACCTTGTTTAGTTAAAGGTACCCCAGCTTCTCTAGCTGCTGGTATAGATGCAAGATAATCAGATTTAGCAAGGTTTTCCTCGCTACCCATCATTACAATGTTACGATAATGCTCCACTCCTCCACGCATAGGAGAACGTGTAGGAAGCAAATGTTCGTAGTGCTGAGTAGCGCTTTTTTGACCTTTTAGTTCTTTAAGACGAGCTTCGTTTTCTTCAAACAGTTGATTAGCTTGTTCGACTGGATAACCATTCCGTTTAGCGTAATCAACATAATCTTGACGTGTTAAGGTTTGCTCATTTGTAGCAGCACGCCTTGCTTCAGAACCACGATTTATGTTACGCAACTCTAACGGCTCTTCTTCAAAAGGTAATCCGTATTTATCTTTATTTCTACGAGTTTGAGCGTTATCTCGTGACTTATAACGCATCAGTATGACTTTACCGTTTTTCAGGTATCTATTATGGCCGCGTTTAATTGCACCATTAATAGAATTAGCTAATTTTTCATTAGGTTTTGGCGCCCTTAATCCGTTGCCATCTAGTCTAGCCATTACTGTATATGTTGTAAAATAAGTCCTTCTCTAGGAGTAATCCCGAAGGTTTGCCTCATCCATGATAACCAATTTTGACTTCCTTTAGCCTGATTACAGTTCCAGCAACTGGGAACAAGATTTGATGTAAGGTCTTCACCACCAAAGCAGCGAGGACGTACGTGATCAAGTGTAAGTTCATGTAATTCATAGTGATTTCCACAGTAGACACATTGACAATTAAAATGTTCCTTAATGGCGCGTCTCCAAAGACGCTTTGCTTCGGGACTTGTCATCGTTATTAGGTTGTGGAGGTAGTGATCAGGGGACGGAAGTAGCGGTGTCATTTCCGAGATCGGTTTCTAGCTCGATTTTTTGAGGCTTTTTCAAGTACTGTTGAACCATCTTTCTTGTGTGATACGTCTTTACCGTCACCATTACCATAGGTGCCACGTTTTCTGTTCTCACGATTAAGTTCAACACGTTTTTCAATTTGAAGTGATTGACGATTGTAGCGTGCTTGCTGTTTAAGACGCTTCTTTCGTGCTTCCGGGTTGTCTTTGTAGTATTTAGAGGTACGACTTGCCATAAAGCCTCTTCTGTACAAGTTCAGGATCTACTTTAGGGAGGACGTTAGCTAGTTTATCGAGAGGGTTACCATCATAGGCAACCCCACTGATGTCATTTTTAGCTAACCAATCACAAGCCGCTTTAAGTTCTTGAGCAGTTGCTTCACCACTCTTGATTCGCTTGAGGAATTCAGTAGTAACGAGGTTGTGTAACTCGTTAAACATATCCTCAGTAGCTTTGTTGTTAGCCATGTCTAAGGGCAATTTGATCTAATTTGTTTTCAATGCGGATCATGTGATCCTCCATCTTCTGAAGAGCAGTAGATAGCTCTTGTTTTTGGACGTAGTGTTCTGCTACACGTAGCTCTACCTTGTCTACACGGCTATCCACTTCGCTAATCTTTGTATGAAGACGATTATGAACTGAGATAATGGCAGTTAAAAGGGCAATACCTGCTGCTACACCTGCTTCAATCATTACATGTACCCCATGTAAAGTTGAACACCATCTGCATCTACAGCAGTTGCATCAAGCAAAGCATCACCTTCTGTGATAGAATAAGCAATACCTGTAGTAAATGTAATACCGCTAGTAAAATTAAGCTCTTTAGAAGAACCAGAAGGTATATGAATAATAACCATTGGTACATCTGTACCTACAACAGGTGCCGTAGCTTTGTTGTACAATCTAAAAGCAATTGAAGCTCCACTACCACCACCACTGTGGGTGTTATGAATAATCAGGTTAAAGATTGTACCAGGACTAGCTTTTACTGATGTTGCATTTGTACTGTTAGTAGAGCTTTTAAAGTGAACTTTAGTAGAAACAGGTAGTTCTCTATCGTACCTACCTGGTGTAATGTTGTAAGTGGTACTAGCCATTTTCGTTCATCAGTCGAATAAGTTTCTCGGGGTAGGATGGATCAGTTGCATAACCTTCTTTTTGCAGAAGACGTGCGCAGTCTTCCCGAGATACTGCTCGGTTGACGCCTTTGTATTGTTTGTAGTCTAGGTACCAACGCTCTACAAGGTAGGAGACACAAGTTTGTAGATCTGGGAAATCAATGAACCCTGCACGGATGGTGATCCATTTACCATTGATGAACTCTTTGGTTTCACGCTCAGTACCTGAACCCTTTAATCCAAAGAAGTTGTTCTTACCAGATGTGTGTTTACCAAATCCGCTCTCTAATGCCCATTGAGCAGCGACAACTTCTGGATATTTAGCTCCAGCATCTTTTGCAGCAGCCTTCACTCCCGCCCAGGTGTTCTCAACAGTAGCCACAGGTCGCGTCTGTTGTGTAGGACGGAAGGTCATAAACCAGCCAGTACCTGAGCCTTCTACTTCCCAACGCTTTAGCCAGTTACGCCAGGTGTACTTAACGCTCTTACCGCCACGACCAACAGTGACGTAGCCACCGTTGACGTTATCCATCTCACCGTATGGATCGTGAAAGATGCCGTGTTCTCCGTCGTCACCAATCAACAGCATCCAATGACCGCCACCAACAGGATTGGATACGTGTCCCTTGTGGAGGATACCAACAGCTACAGGAAAGCCTGCCTTCAGTTCGTTGATTAATGCTTGCTTAGTACCCTTTTGGTAAAAAGAAGCAAGAATCCCGTACTGTTGACAGGCTTTAATTTGACTGGTTGATTGGGTTGTATCGCCGTATTTGAGAACTGTTTTTAAATAGTCATCATCAGCATTACTACCCAACAATGCATCAGGACGGAGATACTTGACTGCCATAGCACACGTAGAGCTAAAGCACATCCGATCTCCGTGCCTGGTAGCACTGTCAGTCTGTAGATAATACTGCTTAACATTCAGCAGTACCATGACAGTTATTTAAATGTATCTTTGATACGTTGGATCTTGTCATCCTCAGTGCGGTGAGGCTTGATTGCCTCTACACCACGCAGCAGGACTTGAACAATGCTGTTTTCACGCAGCTTAGAAGCACCGATGATCTCGGAGCCAATGAAAAGCGCGAAGAATGCAAGTGCCTCATAGGACACTTTGATACCAAGAATGGTGATCATGATGTTTACCTAAAGGTAAGGTTTACCAAGGGACTCCAGCAGAAGTCGAAGGAGTCAGTTTTTCAGTGATCTGTGCATCAAGTGCAGTGTCGATCTCGGTGACTTTCTCTTCACCAAGTTGATCCTTCACCCAACCAATGACGATCTCTTCAGTCAGTTGGGGATACGGGATAGCATCAGCTTCAGGTGCTTCAAAACCAAGCGAGCCATAAGCACCAGCTTGCTCACCATCACGGAAACGAGTCACCGTATAGTGAACGGTGTAGACCGTGCCGATGTCGTCGAGCTTGCGCTCCATGTTAGCAATTTTGAACACGGTAAAAGGAAAGTCAATACCAGGAGTAGACATGATTTTAATCAAATAACAGGGATTTCGTATTCTTGAGTGGTGTTTGCGTAGTGCTTCCAAATAACATCAGCAGTGTTGCCAGCCCAGTTAGCAACTTGTGCAACAGGAATACCGGCTTCAATCCAATGACTGATAGCAGTGTGACGCAAATCGTAGGGACGGTAAATGTTAGAAATAGAGTCTTCTTTCTTCAGACGCAACATCCGCTTACGGAAGTAGCTTTGAAAAGACAACCGATCCCAAGGAAAGATAAACTCACTATCTTGTTCAAGTGAGTTAAGGATAGCTTGGCACTTCTCATTAAGAGGTACCCAACGCTTTTTATTTGTCTTAGTGCTGTTCTTCAAACCATGAGTTAGAGTGTAGTTCTGATGTACAAGGATCTTATTATCCTTAATGTCCTTCCACATCAGAGCACGTACCTCACCTGTACGCATGGCAGTTTGCAGCATGAATTCAGCGTAAGCAGACCAATTAACGTTACGATAAGTCCGCTTAGCTTGAAGTGATGAGAAGACCACAGGGATCTCTTTACGAGGAATCACCACGATCTCCTCATCACGTTGCGGAGCCTTAGGCATCCGAAAAGATTGAATTGGGCTGCGCTCAATCAGCGCAATGTCCTCCTGACTAGCCCAACGATATAGGCTCTTCAGGTACATAGCCACACGACGGGCAGACTGGACTGGTTCCTGCTGGAGCAACCAAACCATCGTCTTACGTCCATCTGTGTGGAAATCCTGATGAGGGGACCGTGCAAGCCACTTAGACACCTGCGTGTAATCAGATGTCAGGCTGGTTGGGCAAAGGGAGATGGACCGCTCAGCAACGAACTGATCCCAGGCGGAGACTAGGGTTAGGGTCATAGGAGGTGGGGTGGAGCTCGACTACCCATTAATGGTACACTACCACCCCTCCGTCTGTCAACCCCTTAGTGAGTAGGACTACTGGGCTTTGAGAACTGCTACTTCAGCTTCAAGGGTTTCAAT